TATATGAAAGATCAATGGAATGACGAACGGAGGACTAACTATGGTGTATATGTACGAGCCGTTTACTCACACAGTAACCAAAACTGACTTATCTCATCTACACAACATTACAGGTATTCCACACAACACACTATGGTATCAAAGCAAACATGGTATCTATAACGATAAACTAAAATGTTTCTTCTCAGATACGCTACCTAGATTTAAGAAGAAACAAGAGTTCAATGAGAAAGTTATCGCAGATGATGAGATTTGGAAGTATAGCGAGAAGTACGATCTATACGTGAGTAACTTAGGAAGAATGAAAACGCCGAATGGTAAGTATAAGTTCGGTAATGGTTGTAAAGGTGTAATCACAGTAATTTATAAGAACAGTAAATATCGTGCAGCTGATATTGTGTATGAAACATTTATCGGTGGTTTAAAGACAGGTTATCACGCCTACCCTAGAGATAGTAGATATAACAATCTTGTAGCAGATAACCTATTCCCTTCCACCATTGCTAAGTACAGATTATATCGTAGAAATACAGGGCGTTCTAAACCACTTTATCTAGTGGATAGCAACAATGAGATTGTAGAGGAGTTCGCAAGCACGGTAGAAGCACAAAGTGTATTGTTCATTGACCGACGACATATCGCAAGAAGATGCAACAGTAGATGTGTAAGTGACGGACTAATGTATGTGTGGGCAGACGAATATGAGGAGTTGAACGCATGATATTATCCAACACAATTAACCAACGCTATCGCTATGCTACACAAGGCAAGACACCTACACAAATACAACATGAGTTACGTGAGTTAGGTGTCAAAGGCTTTGTGGTTAAGGTAGCAGGAAGTAGAGTGACGATGAAAGTTAGTGAGAGTGACATAAAAAGGAACAGGGAGTGTTTACGGTGAATATAAAAAATCATATATACACTTTTCAAGCTATATGTACCAACGTAGTTGACGGTGACACGATAGATATATTACTGGACTTAGGTTTCAAGACAACTGCAGAACGTAGAGTAAGATTACTTAATGTAGATACACCTGAAAGAGGGCAAGAGAACTACAAAGAAGCTACCGACTTTACTAAATCGTGTGTAGAAGGCGAGAAAGTATACGTTCAGACGTACAAGAGTGATGTGTTCGGTAGGTATCTTGCAAATGTATGGTACGAGGACGGGCAACGTAGTTTGAATGATGATCTGAGGGACGCAGGGCTATTGAAAGAGAATTCTAAATGGAATGAGGGATAGGAATGGCGGAAGTTAAGTTATCTATGGAAGAATATCACAATGTTGTTAAGAGTTTGAATACTCTAATAGAAAAACTCTATGAGATGACGAAGAAATGTAGTGATTACAAACGCCAACGTGATGAACTCATCAATGATATGGCAGAAGTGAAAAGGAAGGCAGAGGCGTTTGATGAGATAAAAGTTAATCTTTATCACGTAAAAGATTTAGAACCATGGGAAACATTAGACGCAAAAGACCATAAATTTTTAAGAGATATTTTTAATGAAATTCCAAGTGATGGGGAGCGTGGTAGTGATGAAAAAATATAGAGTGATGTTTGAAACGTTTATTCATCCAGCTTTCTTCTTTCATCCATGCTATATAGTTGAAGCAAATAGTGTTGAAGAAGCTAAAGAAAAAGGGCAAGAAGCATTTAATAGCCACCCTAACAATGTAAAGTTACAAAGAGAAATTGTAGAAGTTCAAGAAATCGAGGAGGAACAATAAATGAACACATTAACAGTTGATCAATTAAAGGAACTATTACAAATTCAAAAGGAATTTGACGATAGAATTCCAACACTTAATTTACACGATAGCAAAATTGCATATGTGGTTGAGTTCTTTGAATGGTTTAATACATTAGAAACGTTCAAAAACTGGAAGAAGAAACCAGGTAAGCCATTAGATGTGCAGTTAGATGAATTAGCAGATATGTTAGCGTTTGGATTGAGTATTGCTAATCAACGCAAATTCGATGAATATGATATCCAATTGTTCTTTGAAAGTTGGGAACTGGAAAACTTTTTAGAAAAATCCTATTTCATTAACCAAGAAATGATTTATGACATGATGTATGAGTTTGAAGATGAGGACTTTACTCCTATTAGAGGGTTAATAATTGTATTTAAAATAGCCGAACAGTTATACACTATCGACCAACTGATTGCAGCATACAAAAAGAAAATGGAGCGAAATCATGCAAGACAAGATGGAACAGCAGACAAAGATAAAGGCTACGTGTAAGAAGGATATAGTAGCAGAGATTAAAAGAATACTTGGTAAGGAGTGAGGAGTAGAGAATATGTTAAAGAATACATTAAAAGTTACATTCATGGATAATGAATTTAAAAATTTCCATAATATCGAAAAAATAGACCTAAATTTTAACAGTGATGTATATCGGCTAGTTCGTAGAGATAATAGAAAAATTTATTTATCAAAAAATGAAATTTATTCTTTTGTCGCTGGTGTGAATGTAGAAGTAGATACATTTAATTATGAAAGAGGTGTGAAAAAATTGAAAAACTTCGAACAACCGACAATAAAAATATTAAAAAGATTATTTGACGGAAAAGATGAAACTAATATTCATATATCTCATCTGAACCTAGTAGATTATGAAGTTATTGAAATGATAACTAATTATAAACTTTCAGAAACTCATACAAGAAACCGACATTTTAGAGATGTAGTGACTTTGAAGTTTAAAAAGAAAGAGTAAAGAGGTGCTGGGGAAGTGAAACAATTCCTAATCAGAGAATTCACAGATAGCACAGGTTATGTGCATGTCAATGTAGAACAACCTAGAGAGAATGAACGTATGACGTTGGTAGAGGCAGAGGATAAGGAAGAAGCTAAAGAGAAATATAAGAAAATCACAGGATTAAGTGAATGTCCTAATTGCAAAATGTTAGGTGGAAATCTAATGGCCAAAGATTATAACAGTCCAATCGAATATATGAGATGTAATCATTGTGGGCATAACTATCATAGATTAGGAGGTAAGTATGATGTTTAAACATATATTAATTAATCTTATATTTGCAGAGTTACTATACCTACTTATTAAACCACTCATCATTAAGCTAGAAAGCGAAGACGATATTGATACTGCACCGAATGATTACGCATTAGAAACGGATCAATTCGATTTAAACAGAATTAAAGCAGAGGTGAGTGAGTAGTGTTCGAAAGAATAGAAGAACCAACTGTGTTTGCTAAACCAAAAGAAAAATGGGTTGTAGTTTTAGATGAACCTGAAAACAGAAAGTTATTTGAAGAAAAGTATTCGAACAATAATGACGATTGGAAAATTTACTATAAACCTCATGATGAGTTTTACAAAAGTTTAGAAATAGAAATGGAGAAAGCTGAACAAGAAGTACAAGCAGCAAGGGAAAAAGAAATCAAAAATCCAAGGATAAATGAAGATATTGAACGTATAAACAGTAAAGAAAGTCTGGTTGATTATTTACTGAAAGAATACTACCGCAGTTCCAAAATAATCATAGATGAGTATTCAACTGACGCCGAAGTATCAGAAGCAAAACTTAAAGCTAATTATAATGAGTTATTAAAACTTAAAGATAAATATATTGGAGGTTAAAGATATGTTACCAATTAAACAATCATTTGTATTAAAAACTAAAAGCGGTAGATATTTTCAAGATATATTTGAAATTCAAGCAGACCGAGTAGTGTTAGAAAGAGTGATGGAAACTACTGATGACATTTTAAAAGCAAAGAAATATCGTACACATGAAGAAGCTAGCGAAGAAGCAGTGAAGTATGATTTTAAAGTTCTAGTACTTAGTACTTATATAGAGGAGTTGTAGTCTATGTGGATAGCATTAACCATTATACTCGGCGTACTGCTACTCATTGCGATAGGTAACAATACAGTATTGCGTCAGGAATTAGATGCACAGAGATACACTAATGTATATCTGTTTACTAAGTACGTGAGAGATTGCGATATAGAAGATGTGGAGTTTGAAATACAAAGAGCGAAGAAACAGTTTAAGTAATGGAGGTAATCACTTGTACACACCAACGGAAGTGAAACAACTTATAATGGATTATCATTGGATGAGACGATTAATTGATCATCAAGTATATGAGTACGATAGCACATCAATCGGACAGTATGGTATTGAATCAGCTATGCCTAAAGCTAAAGGTGGTACAGGCGATAAGGTATTAGTAAGAGTAATACGCAACGATAAGGATAGACGTAAGACGCAAGAGCTTATAGATAAAGTATCATTCATTGATGAGTATGAACATAAGATAACGAATGACAAGAACTATCACATCTTACAATTATTAAAACAGGGCGAGAAAATAAATACTATTGCCATGTTAATGAGAGTAGATAGAAAAGAAATATATAGAAAGCTAGATGTCATTGTGAATATATATATGAAGTCTCAAACTTAACGGGACAAATGTCACATATGCCACACATGACACACTATTATAAATAGTTTATTTAATTATATATACTTGAGTTAACACGATATGAATATACAGGCACATCACTAATGTGGTGTGTCTTTTTGTTTGGAGTTAATGAAGATGAGTAAAGCATATGCAGACTATATAGAACAACGTACAAAGAATAAAGGTTTCTACTCTAATGCTAAGTGGCGTAAAACAAGGCTAAAAGCATTAGCAAGAGATCACTTTGAATGTGTGATGTGTAATGCAGAAGGTAGATTGACAATTAATCAGAAACAATCACTAGAAGTTGACCATATTTTAGAGTTGGAAAATAGACCAGATTTAGCGTATGAACTTTCTAATCTAAGAACACTATGTAAATTCCATCACAACAAACGTCACGGAAGATTTGAACATAATCCAAATAATCGAAAAAACAAATTCAACGATGAACAGTGGTAAATCCCCCCCGTCTGAATAAATCGCTTGATGAAAGGCTTCGCGGAAACCGGCGCTTGGGTCAACTTCGCAGATTTATCTTTCAAAAAGACACGTAAGGGGGTTTGACAAATTAAAAAATAAATAAATAAAAAAATATGTAAAGGGGGGAGGGGGTTGAAAAAAGATAAATATCTTAAAGACAAATTAACTTCTAACCAAATTAAGCGAATCAATGCTTCTGAAGATTACTTATTGCAGCAGATAGATGCAGATAATGACATAGAAGTAGAAAAAGTAGAACGATATATTAACTTATTAAAGTTATTTTATGCTTTGGACATTTATATTGAACAATCTGGACCTATAACAGTAGTTAAAAATGCATCGCAAGAATATGTTAAACCTAATCCAGCTATTGCAGAAAAGAATAAAGTGAATGGTTCATTGTTAGCTTTAGAGAAATCATTCCATTTAGAAAGAAAAGCCGAAGAAAGACGCAGACAAGAACAAGCGAAAGGACCTGATTTAACATGAAGATACCCAAACATGTTACAGACTATATAGAAAAATATAAATCAGGCAACGTAATTTTTAATGATGAACGTGCAGATCTTGTTTCTTTCCTTGAAGATAACATCTTACATCGTGATGATTTATATTTTGATAATCAAAAAATAGAAGATTACATCAAATTTAGTGAGAAATGGTTTTTCAAGCTACAGGATTTTCAAAAATTCATTTCATGTTTTGTTTTCTTATACGAGAACGATACCAAGACACCTTACTTTTCAGAGTTTTTCATTTCAATGGCTCGTGGTGGCGGTAAAAATGGATATATTAGTACGTTAGCAGCGTTCTTCATGACACCATTGCACGGTATTCCTAAATATAATATGTCGGTTGTAGCTAATAGTGAGAAACAAGCGTTAGTAAGTTTTAGAGAAATCTATGAAATGATAGAAAGTAACAACTTATATATTACAGGAGAACGACCTAATAACCCTTTTTATTTAAGTAAGGTTTATGTGGAAGGTACAGATACCAAATCACAGTTCTTGTTCGATACATCTAATGAGAAAACAAAAGATGGCGCTCGTGAAGGTTGTATTTTCTTTGACGAAGTACACGCTTATGAAAAAGATACAATTATTAACATCAAACGAAGTGGACTAGGTAAAGTTGCACATCCACGTACTTTTTATATAGGCACTGACGGATATGTAAGGGAAGGTTTCTTGGATAGATTAAAAGATAGAGCTGAAAATGTATTAAAAGGAATAAATCCTGAAGATAGATTATTCCCTTTCATCTGTAAAATTGATAACAAAAAAGAAGTCGATAAACCTGAAGTATGGGAAAAGGCAAATCCAATGTTTGAAAACCCTAAAAGTGAATATGGCGCTCAATTATTTAAAGAAGTACACCAACAGTATTTAGGACTTCAATTTAATCCATCTAACCGACCAGAATTTATGACTAAACGAATGAACATGCCTGAAACAGATACACAAAGTGTTGTAGCACCTTGGGATGATATTATGGCAACTAATCGACCTATACCTCCACTTGAAAATAATGAATGTATTGGTGGACTTGACTATGCAAGTTTAAAAGATTTTGCAGCAGTCGGTTTACTGTTTAGATCTGGTGATGATTATATTTGGAAAACTCACTCATTCGCTAGAAAAGAATTCCTTGATAAATACAAATTAAAGCCACCTATTCATGAATGGGAGAAAAAAGGTTTGCTCACGATTGTAGATGAACCAACAATAAACCCTAAACATATTATTGATTGGTTTATCGAAGCACAGAAGAATTACGGACTGCAAAAAGTCGTAGCCGACAACTTCCGTATGGACTTACTTAGACCGTTGTTTGAAGATGCAGGTATCGAATATGAAGTAATAAAAAACACTCGCGCAATTCAATCATTACTTGCACCAAGAGTTGAAGATATGTTCGCACAACATCATCTTATCTTTGGTGATAACCCTCTGATGCGGTGGTATACGCAAAATGTAGCCGTTAAGATACGTAAAGATGGCAACAAAGAGTATGAAAAGAAAGAACCGATAAGACGTAAAACTGACGGTTTCCAAGCTTTTATACATGCATTGTATAGAGCAGATGATTTAAAAGATTCTAATTTGGAAGAAGAAATCAATCTGTTAAGAAGCTTGAGATTTTAAAGGAAGGAGGAAGTAAGCTATGGGACTGTTCGATAAGTTATTCCGAAAGAATAAAGAAATTTCATGGATGTATGACTTAGAACTTTTACAAGATACAAGTTCTAAAGCCTACATTAAAAGAATGGCTTTAAATGTGGTCGTTGAATATGTAGCAAGAACAATCGCTCAATCTGAATTTAGAGTAAAAGAAAACGATCATGTCACTAAAGATGATATATATTATCTATTGAATGTTCGACCTAATCCTAACCAAAACGCTACACAGTTTTGGCAGAAATTCATTTATAAACTTCTTGTTGATAATGAAGCATTAATCATTAAATCAGATGATGATTATTTATATGTGGCAGATGATTTTGAACATGAAACAGAATTAGGACTATTACCACATCGTTTTAATTCAGTTATGGTGAATGATTATAAATATAATCGCTACTTTTCAATGGATGATGTGATTTATTTAGAATATGCCAACGAAAAACTAGATAAATTCTCATTAGGACTATTTGAAGATTACGGCGAAGTATTTGGCCGTATGTTAAATATGCAACTCAAGAAAAATCAAATACGAGGTATTTTGAATGTCGGAACAACTAAGTTAGATGTTAAAGGAATTCAAGATTATATTGATATGATTTTTAATACTTTTGAGAAGAATCAAGTTGCGGTTGTACCTTTAACTGAAGGTTTAGAGTACGAAGAACATTCAACAAATAATTCTAGTGCGAATGGTTCTGATTTCAAAGAATTACGACAAGCAATTGAAGATATTCTTATTTATATTGCACGTATCATAGGTGTAGCACCTTCTCTTATATTAGGAGAAAATGCAGACTTAGAAAAAGCGATTGAAGCAACAAATCAATTTTGTTTTAAACCGTTAACTAAGAAATTAGAACGTGAGTTAAACGCTAAATTATTCTTTAAAGATGAATACTTAAAAGATAACAAACGTATCGAAATTGTCGGTATAGATAAGAAAAATCCAATTGAATTAGCAGAAGCCATTGATAAGTTACGTTCTTCTGGTACATATACTGGTAATCAGATACGTGTCATGCTTGGTGATGAACCTGGAGATGATGAACACTTAGATGAATATGTACTGACTAAGAACTATGAATCAGTTTCACCAGTTGGAGGAGGTGAGACTAATAATGAGTAATCCGATTGTAAGAAATGTCACGCCAGTTTTTAGAAACGAAACTAAGAATAACAAACACATTTTAACGTTGTCAGGTACTATTGCTAACTTATCTTTTCTTGACGACACTATCAGCGCTAAAGCTGTGAAAGATTCGCTTGATGATGTTAAAGAAGATATTGTTATTCGCTTAAATTCTGGCGGTGGTGATGTGTTTGAAGGAATAGAAATTTATAATTACTTAAAGTCCTTATCAAATCACATTACGATTGAAGTCACTGCATTAGCTGCAAGTGCTGCATCATTAGTTGCAATGGCAGGGGATAAGATTATTATCCGAACAGGTGCAAATATGATGGTACATGAGGCTTCTACAATGGCTTTTGGTAACAAATCAGACATTCAGAAAACATTGAACGCTTTAACTGCAATTGATACATCTATTGTTGATATATATCACGATAGAACAGGTTTAGATCGTGATGAGATTGTTAATTTAATCACTAATGAAACGTGGTTAACTGCAGATGAAGCAATCAATAAAGGTTTTGCAGATGAGAAATCATCTCGTAAATCTGTTGAGAAGCAGAAAGAAGGTGTAGAAAATTTGAAAGACTCTAAGTATGTAGCAAGACTTAAAGAACAAAGAAGCATTCTTAATGCAATGATTAATGAAGCAGAAGAAGGAACACCAGATGAACCTTCGAGTGATGATTCAAACGAGCAACGTATTGCGGATTTAGAAAACAAAATTAAAAATATTGAATCACACCTTGATAAATTAGAAAAAGGCGACGAAGGTAATGAAGGCGAAGGCCAAGGCGGAGGTACTAATCCACCACCAAAAGAAAATAAATTTTCAAGATTTGCATTTTAAGTAGCTATTAACAATTGATGTTAATGGCTATTTTTTATGCATAAATTTAAGGAGGAATATTATGGCTATTAAAGTCGGAGAAAAATTAAAGAACTATCAAGACCATAAAGCGCATTTTGCTGAATTAGTTCGCAATGGTGCAAGTGATGAAGAACAATCAAAAGCATTTGGAGAAATGTTTGATGCATTATCAAATGATTTACAAGAAGAAATTTCAGCAGAAGTGAACAATCGTGTTGTAGACAATGGTATCTTAGCAAAACGCTCACAAGATCCATTAACTTCAGAAGAACGCAAATTCTTTAATGAAATCAATACAGAAGTAGGATATAAAGAAGAAAAGTTATTACCTGAAACAGTCATTGAACGTGTGTTTGATGATTTACAATCAGAACATCCATTACTTTCAAAAATCAACATTCAAAATGCAGGTTTAGTTACTCGTGTTATTAAAGCAGAACCAACTGGTCAAGCAGTTTGGGGTAAAGTCTTCGGTGAAATTAAAGGTCAATTAGATGCAGCGTTTGATGAAGAAGAATTCAAACAATCTAAGTTAACTTGTTTTGTAGTTATTCCAGATGACTTAAAAATGTTTGGACCTAACTGGGTAGAACGTTTTGTTCGTACTCAAATTGAAGAAGCTATTTCAGTTGCTTTAGAAGCTGCTTTCTTAACTGGTGAAGGTGCATCTAAAGACCAACCAGTAGGTTTAATGAAAGATATTCAAGAAAACGGCGGTGTAGTTGATAAAACTCCTTCTGGCACTTTAACTTTTGCTGATGCAGATACAACTGTGAATGAATTAAAGGATGTATTAAAAGGCTTATCTGTTAAAGAAAACGGTAAAGAAGTAAATATTGACGGTAAAGTTGTATTAGTAGTTAACCCACAAGATTCATGGGATGTACAAGCACGTTACACTTACTTAACTGCTAATGGTGGTTTTGTAACAGTATTACCTTATAACGTACAAATCGTATCATCTGAATTTGTTCCAACAAATAAATTAGTTGCATTTGTATCAGATCGTTATGACGCAGTACGTGGTGGCGGATTAACAGTTAAGAAATTCAACGAAACATTAGCTTTAGAAGATTGTATTTTATACACTGCTAAAACTTTTGCTTATGGTCAACCAGCTGACAATAATGCATCACGCGTATATGATTTAGAATTATCTACTGCAGTTCGTACTTCAACTCCTGCTGGTGGAACTACAGACGGTGCAGCACAAGCCTAAGAAAGTAGTTGATACTAATGCCAAGTGTTAAGATATCGGATGAAATTTTAGATGAATTTAAAGAATACACTAAGATTTCTCATGATACGGAAGATGAACACTTATTACGTGTTTTAAATATGTCTTACGAGAACTTAGAAACACGTTTTGGCGTATTTGATATTAATAGTAATCTAAACGGTAAAAACTTAGTTTTTGCACGCGCTCGATACGATTATGAAGATTTATTAGAGTTCTTTAACGATAACTATCAAGATGATTTGTTACACTTTGGCTTTTTGACATTAAGAGAGCGTGATGTAAATGAAAAGTAAATTTAAAAAACCATTTATTACAACAAAAAAGTTAAATACGCGTGTTCATTTTTATGAGTATCAAGAGAATGAAGGACCAGAAGCAGGTGTAAAACGTAAAAGAGTTTTATATCATTGTTGGGCATACGTTCCACAGTGGAAAATGACTGAATTACAACAAGCGATTGCAAATGGTACAGAACATGATGTGAAGATATTTATACGTGAAACTCACGGACAATATATACCAAATGAAAAACATTACGTTGCAATAGATTCACCATATATTCATCAAGACTTGAATATTAAATTAGTACAACCCGATGTAGAGAACGAACAATTTTTAATGTTAACTGCAGGGGTGGTATCTAATGGCGAGTAATAATTTTAGTGGTATTCGTGCAGAAGGTTTAAATCAATTACAAAAAGATTTGGAAAAGAGATTTAGTCAACAAAGAATGAACAAAATCATAGATAAGGCGTTGATTAAGGCAGGAAATATTGTTTTAGACGCTATCAAAAGTAATATTCGTTACTTTAGAGATACTGGCGCAGAATATGAAGAAGCTAAATTATCAGCGCCTTATTGGGATAAAGGTGTTCGTTCTGTTCGAGTATATTGGGAAGGACCACATCATAGATATTCTATTGTTCATTTAAACGAGAAAGGCTTTCACGCTAGAAATGGTAAGTTTATTCGACCTAAAGGTTTTGGTGCGATAGATAAAGCATTGCGTACAGCTGAGAAAGAGTTTTATAAAACGGTGCAGGAAGAAGTGGAGAAGTTACTATGATTGATATATTAAATAGAATATACAGCGTCCTAAAAGATGACGAAAAACTAATGAAAATACTAGATATCAAGAATGTAAAGTTCAATGACTATCCTGACGTTAAAGACATCACAAAGCCTTATGTCGTATTAGATGACTTTGATGATCCTATTCCCGAAGTACATTACGACGGAGAACGTGCAGCGTATAGTTATATTGTTCAAGTAGATGTGTTTGTGAAAGCTAGTATAGATTACAATGCACGATTAAGAAGAAACGAAATATCACAACGTATTAGTGATTTGCTCTGGAAGGAATTGAAAGCAGGGCAAGTAAGTAATTTAGGAAATGAATATAACAAAGAATTTGCTTTGTATCGCTCAACAAGACGATATGAAGCAATTTTTTATGAGGAGGAAAATTAAATGGTTAAATATGCTAAAACACCAAAATCATTTATCAACATTAAAGATTTAGGTTTTGCTTTATTAGAAACAGATGAATTAGACGGCACTATTAAATATTCAAACGTAACACAAACTCGTGGTTTACAAGAAATTTCAGTAGAAACTGGTGGAGAAATTGTTAATGCTTACGCTGACGGTTCAATCATTGAATCAGGTACTACTGATGGTGAAGGTAAAATTTCAATGACAATGCATGCTTTTCCACAAGAAATTCGTGAGTTAATCTTCAATGAAATTTATAACGAAACTGGAGTATATTCTGAAGAACGTGGTAAACAAAACAACTATGTAGCAGTATGGTTTAAACGTGAACGACGTGACGGTTCTTACCAACAAGTTGGTTTAACTAAAGTTATGTTTGCTGATCCAAACTTAGAAGGTAAAACTGCCGAAGAAGATTGGGAATTTAGTTCAGAAGAATCAGAAGGTACTGCAATGCACCGTGTAGCTGACGGTAAACGTAAAATTTTATTCGATAGTTCTCGTGAAGGTGCTGATGTTGATTCATTCTTCCAAGAATTATTAAATGGTGCTTATGACAGTAAAACAGAAGTAGACACTGCTTCTGCATAAGGAGTGTTAATTCATGGTTCAATATAAAGTTTTGAAAGATGCTAACGACCTTAAAACTGGTAAAGAATATCGTAAAGATGAGGTTGTGGAAGAAAAAGTGAAAGTAGTCGACGACTTTGAAAAACGTTTGAAGAAAAAAGGTTATGAGTTACCATTCTTCGAACGTGTTGAAGATAAATAAATTAATCTTTAGGACTGCATTTAGCAGTCCTTTTATTTCGAAATAAAAAGGAGTTTTTTAGACATGTCAAACAAATTAAAACGTAACTACATTCGTTTAGTAGAAAACCCAGAAGCAGAAGAAATTAAATTGGAAACATATTTAACACCACATTTTATTCCATTAGATGTTTTATATGAATCAGTGGATATCATGGCTGAATTAGAGAAAGCAGAAAATGGAGAAGTTGAATTATCATTCAAAGAACAATTAGATAAATTGATTGATGTAGTAGTTAAGATTTATGGTAAACAATTCACTGCTAAAGATATTAGAAATCGTCTACATGCGCCTGACGCACTTGAAACATTACAAAAACAAGTACAGTTCATTGCTAATGGCCAACAAGACGAGGAAACAAAAAAGTTTATTCAGAGCATCAGCTAAACAAATTAAAAAAAGAAGATTTAACTTACAATGGCATGTTGAAGAATTTGGATAAAGTCGTAAAAGATATGGTGGAAAATGGTACACCTGCAAACCAAGTTCTTGAAATGCCATTTTATTATATACTTCAAATTTTAGATGAACGTCATCTAAATACTGTTGATACTGATGAAAAAGCCGATGCGCTATTCTCTGCATTGTAGCCTTAGTCATTGGTACTAAGGCTATTTTTTTATACCTAAATAAGGAAGGAGGGGCAGTAAGTGGCTGAATCAAGATTTAAAGGTTTGTCAATCTTAATGAATATGCGTGATGTTGGTATTGAACGTACAATGAAACAAATACGAGCGCAATTCAAAACATTAGATTCAGAAATGCGTAGATCTAATGCTAATTTCAAGCACTCAGAGAAAAACATGCAGTCTTATGCAACAAGAACGAAAGAATTAACTAAAGCGATTGATGTAACTGAAAACTCTATGAAAGATATTTCTAATCAGTTAAAGAAAATGACTTTAGAAGAACAACGTTCTAGTGTTGAAGCCGAAAAGTTACGTCAAGAATACAGTAAGCAACACAGAGCATTACAAATGTATCAACGACAATTGAATTCAACTGAACAAGAGATGAAACAATTCGGTACAACGACTAAACAAACGATTTTCTCAATGAAAAAGATTAACGATGTTCTAGGTACAATGAAACGTCAACTTAACATTGCAAATATGGCATTTCAAAGTACAGAAAAATCTACAAGTAGTTATAAGAATTATTTAAACCAACTCAACACAGTTATTCAAAAGCACCAAAATACAATTAGAGTATTAGAAGGTCGTTATCAGAAGGTTGCTAGAGAACAAGGCGTTATGAGTAAAGAAGCGTTAGAGTTAAAAGAGAAAATCTTACAGGAAAAAGCAACTTTAGGGCAACTAGACAATCAATATAAGAAAACGACTATGGAAGCTAAACGATTTGCATTTGAACAAAAAACATTAACTGCTTCAATGTCTGAAATTCGACAAAAAATGTCGCAGGTAGCACAATCTTTAACAATTAGTGCTAATAAATTCAAAATGAGCGGTCAAACTGCTCAAGCATATAAAGCGCGCATTTCTGAATTGAACAATGGAATGAAACAACAGCAACTTATTGTTCAAAATTTATCAAGACAGTATGACTTTGCTAAAAAACAATATGGTGCAACTAGCCAAGAAGCACAACAACTTAACGTAAAGTTATCTGAAGAACGTTTGAAATTAAAAGAGTTAAATACTCAATTAAATCAAACAACACAAGCACATAACCGTCTAGAAATGGAACAAAAGCAAGGCATTTCTTCTATGGCTCAAATTAGAGCGAAGATGTCACAGTTTAACGATACGTTATCTCTATCAAGAAGCAATCTTGCTCGTGCAGGAGAAAGTGTAAAAGCTTATGGTAATCATTTAAACACTCTTAAAACTAATATGTCAGAGCAACGTGTAGTGTTAAGAGAATTAATTGCACAATACAATCATGTAGCCACTGCACAAGGACGCGACAGTCAAGAAGCTAGAGAATTATCTAGTGCTATCACTCAACAAAAAATTAAAATGAATGAACTTGAGAGCGAACTAGATCAAACTACGCAAAGTTATAAACGATTAGAAACAGAACAACGCAACGCAGAACGTTTATCTTCAACTGGCTTTGGCAGAAGTATTCAAAGTGTCAATAAATATAAAGATTCAATTAGAAATGTTGGCTCTACTATGAGAAGTGTTGGATCTACTTCAATGCTTTATATGACTATGCCAGCAGTTGCAGGTATGGGAACAGCTATTAAATCTTCTATTGATTGGGAACAAGCTTTAGCAGGTGTTGCTAAAACAACAAATATGAGTGGTAGCGAATTAAATAAAATGGGCAATGAAATTACTAAAATGAGTAATACAATGCCATTCGCTGCAACAGAAATAGCAGGTGTAGCAGAAGCTGCAGGACAACTAGGTATCAAGAAACAAGATATTACTTCATTCACTAGAACAATGATGAACTTAGGTGTAGCTACTAACCTTACTGCAGATGAAGCAGCAACAGAGTTTGCAAGATTTGCTAATGCTGCAAATATGCCAATCAAAGATGTAGATAGATTAGGTTCAACAGTTGTTGCTTTAGGTAACAGTACAGCCACAACTGAAAAAGAAATTGTTGAAATGGCACAACGTTTAGCTGGTGCAGGCGCACAAGCAGGTTTTAGTTCTGATGAAATTATGTCAGTCAGTGCAGCGATGTCATCAGTAGGAATCGAGGCAGAAGCCGGCGGTACTGCCATGACACAAATTTGGAATAAGATGACAAAAGCTGTTGCTGAAGGTGGAGACACTTTAGATAGCTTTGCTAAAACTGCAGGCGTTAGTGGTAAAGAATTTGCACAAATTTGGGAAAATAACCCAAGTAAAGCTTTATCAATGTTCGTTAAAGGTTTAGGCGAAACTGAAGGTGGAGCAAAAGGAGTATTAAAAGCCTTAGACGATGTAGGTATCAAAGGAATAAGAGAAGCCGATACTATTAGACGTATGGCTAACAATCATCAAGTTCTAGATAAAGCACTCAAAACAGGCACAGAAGGTTGGAAAGAAAATAGTGCTTTGACTGATGAAGCTAACATCCGTTATGAAACAATGGGTAGTAAGTTGAAAATGTTAAAAAACACTTTCATCAACTTTGCTAGAACAATTGGAGATGCAGTTGCGCCTATCGTTTCATTTTTAGCAGATAAGTTGACTGGACTATTCGAACACTTACAAGGGACAAGTAATGCTACTAAGATAGCAATCGCAGCATTTACGTTATTAGGCGTTGCTATACCTCCACTTATTGTTGCAACTGGTGTATTAGCACATAGCATCGTAGGTATATCAGAAGCTATGAAATTGTTAAATGCTACTAAAGGCGGTGCTAAGTTCTTTAGTCTATTTGATGGTGGAATTAAAGGAATTTTACCTAAGATAGGACAGTTATTAACTAAAATACCTCTACTTGGAAGTGCGTTTACTTTATTAACAGGTCCAGTAGGAATAGTCATAGGAGTCATTGCTGCTTTAACTGCAGGAATCGTATATCTGTGGAAAACAAATGATACATTCCGAAATTTTGTTATAAATGCATGGAATGCAATAAAAAATAGTGCAATAGCTGTATTTGGCTTTATCAAGCCATATATTATTAATATTTGGAATGGAATAAAAAATTCATCAATTGCGATTTGGAATATGATGAAGAACAATGCACAAATAACATGGAATGCAATTAAGTTTGCTGTTCAGCATCCTATTCAAGCGTTAAAAAATATTATTTCAGGTATTTGGAACTTCATTAAAGCAAATAGTTTAAACACTTGGAATTTAATTAAAACTGGCATTCTTAACATTGCTAAAAGTTTAGTTAGCTTAGTACGAGCTAGTTTTAATGGTTTGAAAGCATTCTTCACTATGCTATGGAACTTCATTAAAAATAATTCGATTAGAGCATGGTTAGCTATTAAAAATAGTGTACTTGCGATCATCCGAAATTTCATTACATTATCTAAACATAACTTTGCAGTTCTAAAAGGTTTCCTATCTGCATTGTGGACAAGTATTAAAAATACTGCTATTAAATTATGGACTGCCTTAAAAATTGGAGTGCTAGCCATTGTTCGAACATTGGTCAGCACAGCTAGAAACATTCTTAATACATTGAAAAACTTCATCACTCGTCTATGGCAAAGTATTAAATCAATATCTATCAGAATATGGACTGCTATAAAAAATGGCGTTATTAATGCTATTAAAGGCATGTATAATGGTGTTCGAAAAATACTAGCTAATTTAAAAGCTTTTATCACAAGAACATGGACAGCTATCAAAAACACAACAATAAAATTAGCTAAAGGTTTAAGTAGTGGCGTAAAAAATGCATTTAATAGTTTATCTAAAGTAACGCGCAATATCTTTAATAAGCTAAAAAATTTCATGTCTAATGTGTGGCGTAGTATTAAAAATACCACAGTCAAACTTGCTAAAGGCCTATGGTCAGGCGTGAAAGCTATATGGAATGCTCTATCACGTTTTACACGTAGTATATTCAATAAACTCAAGAACTTTATGAGTAGTGTATGGCGTAATATTAAAAACACAACAGTAAGGTTAGCTAAAGCGCTATGGTCAGGTGTCAAAAATACGTTTAATAGTTTATACAACGGTACTAAAAGAATTTTTAATAAACTTAAAAACTTCATGAGTAATATTTGGCGTAACATCAAGAATACAACAGTGCGATTAGCGAAATCTTTATGGAGTGGCGTTAAAGGTACTTGGAATAGTTTATCAAATGGAACGCGTAATATTTTTAACAAAGTTAAAAGTTTTATGTCGAACACTTGGAGAAGTATCAAGAATACAACAGTTAACATGGCTAAAGGCTTATGGAATAGTGTTCGAAGAACATTCAACAATATGAATGGTGGACTTAAAAACATTATTGGAAAAATCAAAGGTCATATTACTGGAATGGTTACGGCTGTTAAAAAAGGTTTAAACAAATTAATTGGTGGCGTTAACTGGGTAGCTAAAAAATTAGATATGCCTAAGTTACCTACAATAAAACTTTCTACTGGTACTGAAAGCACCCACACCCAAAGTTACATTACAAAAGGTAAACTTAATCAAAATACTTTAGCTACTGTGGGAGATAAAGGGCCAGGCAATGGTCCAGGTGGTTTTAGACATGAAACAGTCATTCCGCCTAGCGGTAAGGCTTTCATTACACCAGCTACAGATACAACAATTCCACTTGCAAAAGGAACTCGTATTTTAAATGGCGCACAAACGCATAGTTTACTTAATAGACCACAATTTAACGGCGGTACAATACCTAAATTCAGTATAGGTACAGCTATTGGCAATTTATTAGGTGGAGGCAAAAAGCCAAAAAAACATAAAAAAGATGACAATTTAGCGGGCGACGTAGCTCAAAAAACTAAAGACGGCGTCAAAGCTATGACTGGTAAGGTTGTAGAAGGTGGAAAAGCAGTTGTTGATAGTGCGTTAAACACTGCTAAAAAAGGTAAAGATTGGTTATCTGATAAAATTGGCGATGTACTAGATTGGATAGAAAAACCAAAAAAATTATTAGAAAAAGTATTTGAAGGCTTTGGTATTAATATGGCTTCATTTGGCATACCTAAAGGCGCTGAATTACCATTTAACCTTATGAAAGGCATGTTCAAGAAACTAAAAGAGGGAGCCGTTAATAAAGTTAAAGAATGGTTTGAAGAAGCTGGTGGTGGCGACGGTGGATATATCGACCTTTCAAAAGGTATTAACTTCGGCTTTGCACCAACAGCGGCAGCAGCAAGAGCAGCTGGTTATCCATTCGCACGACCTCACTATGGATTAGATATAAACTACAAACACGATAAAGTTTATTCTACTATGTCAGGTACAGCTAGAACATTTAACGGTTGGAGTGGTGGTTTTGGTAGACACGTCGAAATCACTAACGGTAATTTGAAATCGATTTACGGCCACTTACACAAATTAGCGTTCAATGGTACTAAAAAAGTAAAACCGGGTACATTTTTGGGTATATCCGGTGGCGATCCTAGAGAGGACGGACAAAACGCTGGTAGTTCAACAGGACTTCATTTACATTATGAAATGCAAAGAAACGGTAGAGCGTTCGATCCTACTAAATGGCTAAAAACACATAACGGTGGCGGTAAATCTGGTGGTTCAAGAGCAGCAAGTAAATGGAAACCAGAAATTAAGAAAGCGTTAAAAGCTAATGGCTTACCAACTACACCAGCTTATGTCAACGCTTGGATAAGACAAATACAAACGGAAAGTGGCGGTAATGCAGGGGCTGTTCAAGGTAATATCGGAGATATAAACAATAGAACAGGAAATTTAGCAAGAGGTTTATTACAAGTTATTCCGCCAACGTTCGCTGCAAATAAATTACCTGGTCACGGTAATATTATGAACGGTTTAGATAATGCCATGGCAGCAATCAATTATGCCAAAAAACGTTATGGTAGAACAGGAATGTTGCGAGTTATCGGTCATGGTCATGGTTATGCCACAGGTGGCTTAATTAAATCTGCTGGTTGGTACAACATCGCAGAAGGTGGTTATCCTGAATGGATAATTCCAACTGATCCATCTAGACGCAATGATGCTATGAAGATGTTGGCACTTGCAGCACAAGATATAGATAAGAAAAGTAGTACAAGAGGTAATAAACGACCTAATTCATTGCCAAAACCAAGTGGAAGTAATGACAATGATGTGTTGTTGCAAATGCTACAAGCACAACAACAACAAATCGCTTTATTAACTCAAATTGTAACAAGTAATCAAACGATTGCTGATAAAGACTTTAATCCAACGATTGATAAATACACACACGAGCAACAAGTTTTCAATTCTATTGATAAATACAATAGACAGAAACAAAGAAAATCGAGATTTAAACCGGGGGAGGTAACATAATTGATTGATACTATAAAAGTAAATAACAAGACACTTCCGTGGTTAATAGTTGAAAGAGGGTTTAAAATACCCTCTTTTAATTTTGGTATTGAAACTGAAGAAGTATTAGGTAGAAGTGGAAGCGTAATTAAACAAAGACAACTTAAAGAATATAAATTTGAACTTCCATTAATAGTGAGAAATGATTATCTTTCATCAGGTGGCGAAAAAACGCATGATGAAGTGTTAAATGAGTTAGTTAAGCTGTTTGATTATGACCATGCTGTACCTTTACAGTTTAAATCACAAGATTGGTACTGGAATGCTTACTTTGAAGGACCGATTGAGTTAGATAAATACAGCAAAACGTTTTGGCAATTCAGTATTAATGTAGTTTTAGCTGATCCTTACAAATACGCAGTAGAAGGTACTAAAAACACAGCTATTTCTGACCAAGTATCAGTAGTAAGTACAGGAACAGCAGATAGTCCTATCATTGTGCAAGCAACAGCATTAAAGAATGCGAGTTATTTCTCTATCACGAAGAATGACGAAGATTATTTCATGATTGGTGATGACGATTTAGATAAGAAAGTCGAAGATTATACACCGACTTTATTTAATGATGAGATGCGTTCTTTCTTTGGATGGACTAAAGTCACTAACGGTACTATTAACGATAATGTAACTGGTGGAACAGTTGGTGGTTCTATGGCAATGAGTTCTTCAAAAGACGCTTTTATGCTTGATGAAAGTAGCATTACAGGTACAAGTGGATGGAATGGTGCAGAATATAAGCATTCATTCGGTAAAAGTACTCAAGATTTTAGTTCGACAGTTAAAATACATGTTAATCAAGGTAAAAAAGGTGCAACACATGCGACGCAGTATATATATGACACAGATAACCGTGTGATTGCTTCTATTGGTTATAGCAACCCTAGAGCAACACAAAACATCGGAACAATCTATGTAACATTATTCGACCAAAACGGTAATCAAAAGAAGATATACAGTTATACAAACGCACCTAAGTTTTACACATGGAAACATATAGTAATTTATATGCGTTTAAAACGTATTGGAGATAAGTTTTATATAAAAACATGGAAATATGATGAAGTAGACTATCCTAAACGAATAACTCCAGTAGATGTTACAGAAAAGGTATTTATTGACGCAGGAAACTTCTATCAACGACCTATATCAGCAGTAAGTGTCTATATTGCTAAAAATGGTAATAATTATCATATGCCAACAACGATATTAGGTAGTTATAATCATGAGATTTTACCTAAACCGCCTAAAGCAAGAGATTTAATCATTAAAAAAGGTGATTTAATTAATATTAATATGGAAGAAAAGACGGTAACAATTAACGAAGAACCTGCACTTGATTTAAAAACATTTGGTAGTGACTTCTTCAATATAAATAAAGGGATGAATGAATGTATGATTTATCCAGAAAACACATATGACACAACAGTATATTGGCAAGACAGATTTTTATAGATTGGAGGTTAGATAGTGAAGAATGTAGGAATACATGTACTTGATTTTAACGACAATATTATTGATTTTATTAGTCAAAGTGATGGTGCATTGATTAATGCTGAAATGAGTATGAACGTAGAAGAAAAGTCAGAAACATTTGATTTTACGATTGAAAATACTCGAGCAGAGAAATTGAGAGAACGTAATCGTATCATTGCTCAAGACAATAACGGTACATTCAGAGAGTTCATTATCATCCACGTTGCAGATAACTTTGACGGTACGACTGAAATCGAATGTAATGCTAGTTACTTAGAAGATCTGAAAACAGCAAAGCCAATTAAACCTGGTAAATTTGAAGCACATACAACAACGCAAGCATTACTTAAAACACTTGCTGATACAGGTTGGGAAGTATCAGATGATACAGAATATGGTGGTAATAGAACAACGTCATGGACTTCTCATACAAACCCATTTGATTTAATTTATATGCTTTGTACAACTTATAGCATGGTCCCTAGTTTTTATATTGAATTAGGCGCACATACTGTCGAGCATCGTTATGTATCAATTACTAAACCTAAAAACTTATTTAAAGGTAAGGAAATCACTAAAGGTAAAGATTTAACAGGTATGACAAGAACGATTGATCTATCTGAAGTTAAAACAGCTTTGTTTGCAGTTGGGCCTGAAAAAGAAGATGGTTCAAGAATTGAAACTGTTGTAGTAGATGATGAAGCACAAGAGATTTTCGGACTTCCTAATCGTTATATTTGGGATGTATATGAGCCTGAAACCGAAGATGAGAACATGACGCTCAAACGTCTGACTACACTTGCTAAAACAGAACTCAACAAACGTAATCAAGCAGCGATAAGTTATGAAGTATCTTCAATTGATATTCATAAATATTATAACGATGTAACAGTAGATCTAAGAGATATTGTCAGAGTAAAAGACAGAGATTTCAGACCACCGTTATATATAGAAGCAGAAGTTATAGGTATTAAGTACAACTGGTTAGCAGATGAAAGTGAGTTTACATTCGGTAATGTCATTGAGTACGAAGAAACCAAACTCAGAGAGTTCTTTAATAGAAAGTTAGATGAAATTACTAAAAAACTTAACGACAGTATATCTAATGTGAATACTATTGTGAGTGATGTTGTAGCTGGGGAGCTAGAATATTACGAACGTAAAATATTTAAAGGTGCAGAGCCACCAGAAAATCCACAAAACGATACATTATGGTACGATACGTCAAACTCTGATGTTGCAGTACTACGTAGATATTGGGACGGAGAATGGATAACTCAAACAGCTGATGATGTAGAAAAAATCGGTGGTTTAAGACGTGAACAAGTAATGTATCGAGATTTAAATAATAGTTTCATCAATTTAACTATTCAACATAGCAAGTTACAAAATGATGTGTACGATGTGTTAAATAATGAATATCTTGTCGATGATGATTTAAAAGCAAACTTAAACCAAGCATTATCAGATGTAGACAACGTGTATCAAAACATCAAGACAAATTTAGATAGCATGGATGAAGATACAGCAACAATAGGAAAATTAGTTGATACACAAACTTTATTTACAGTGTATCGAGAAAAGTTACAAACATTATATAAATACGTTACTGACGCTAAAATTTCTATTGATAAACGGTTGAAATTACTTCAATCACAATATACTGATGAGAAGTTTAATGATGCTATGGATAAAATAGCACAAACGTTACCTAATGGTCGTTGGGATAGTGAAAATCAACAGTTATATGCTGATATACCTAATCGTAATGAAGTAGAAAATCTTAAAACTACATTACAAGAATATACAGACGGTCAAATAAGTAATTTAAACAATGTTTTAGGTAAGGAAATAGACAGTAAGATAAATACTACTAAAAACGAAATAAGCGCGAGTATTAGTAGCGTAGAACGTAAAATAGACGGTATTGAAGTTGGTGGAAGAAACTTAATCAGAAATAGTAAAAAAATTACCGATTACGTTATCCTTGCTAGTATTGAAAAAGCTGGTACTTATTCATTAGGCTTTGAGCCACATTTTACAGAAAAAATTCCAAGTGAATTTGGCGTATATTACGGTGGAAATATAGATATCTTAGCGAATGATAAACCAAGAATTACACATACATTCGAAGTAAGTGAAGATAGAATAGGTAAGGACATAAGGTTATTCTTCGGTGGCACATACAAGACACATAAAGATTTTGTAAATAAAGGCTATATAAGTAAGGTTAAATTGGAATATGGCGATTTTGCTACTGATTGGACACCGGCACCAGAAGATATTGAAGATAAAATTTTAAATTCTAAACAAGACGCAGAAGAAGCAGCTAAAGCATACGCTAAAGCACAAGATGAGTTAAAACAGACAGAAATACAAGCATACGCTGACGGTATTGTTAGTAAAGAAGAACAAAGAGCAATAGCTGACGCAATAGCAAAGCGTGATGAAGCGAAAGAATACGCAGAGCAAAAAGCACAAGAGGCTCAAGAGTCAGCGAATCAAAATACATCTGATCAATTAGAGCCTATCGCAACACGCATAACAACTAACGAGACAAACATAACAGAGTTAGATGAACGAATTAACTTAATGGCTAAAAGTGATGATGTAGCACAAAAATTAAAAGATGTTGACGGACGGCTTACACCTTTAGAAACAACAGTTCAAAGCAATAAAGCGACACTTGATATTTTACCTACACAAATTGACAGTAAGGTGTCTAAAGAAGATTACACTTTAGATAAAGATGATATAGTTGAAAGATTAAATAATGCTGATAGTGAAAGAAAACAATTGTCAAATGAAATAACAGATAAAGTGAGTGTAACTGAATATAACAGTGGTATAGATTCCGTTAAATCTACAAACCGAAATTATTTACAATCATATTATTCTCCGCATCAAAATATTGTCAACGGTGTAATTAATGGGGCTTATAGCGTTACATTAAACGCTAACAGAACACTTAATTTCTATTTCTATGACAGAGGTAATGGTATTAATCCTACACTTGAAGAAAATACAGATTACATTTTAAAAATACACGAATCAGACCAAAATGTAAGAATGGGAGTATTTTATAACAAAGGTTCTAACACGATTGTAGGATATACAACTGATAACGTTATTCGATTTAACACAAAAACTTATCAAGATATAAGAATTGTATTGATACCTAACGTTGACAGCCATTTTATTGGGAAAATGAGCTTATATAAAGGGACAAAAGAGCTTGATTGGACGCCTGCACCAGAAGATATAGAAATGTTAGCAAAAAAATCGCAACAAGACGCAGAAAAAGCATCTAAAGCGTATACAGACGCTCAAGACAATTTAAAAGAAACGCAATTAAAAGCATATGCAGACGGTATCGTGTCAGATGAAGAACAAAGAGCAATACAAGATGCTAAAAACAAACTAGAAATGGCAAAGGCAGACGCACAAAGTAAAGCTAATGCAGCACAAACAGCAGCAGAAGAATATGCAGTTATTAAAGCAAATAACGCCGAGACAAATGCCAAAGCATACACAGATGAATATAAACAAAGTAATGACGTTGCTATGACTAAACTAGAAACATCAATCAGTCAAAATGGAGATAAAATAGCATTAAAAGTTGATGAACAAAAATTTAACGCTAGTCGTAAAACGTTATCTCAAGTCATTTCGGAAATATCAGCCACAACTAAAGGGATAAATTTAAGTTACGATGAAAACGGTAATATTCAATCTTACACAATGGATAAAAATGGGATTCAACTCAGAGGCGATAAGGTAGATATTACAGTCAATAAAGATTTTAATGTTATGGCAAGTAGAGTTGATGATAAGGTCGGCAAAGGTGAGATTATCAACCGTTTAAATTTAAGTCCAGAAGGTTTAGACATTAATATGAATAACATTGGTATTCGTGGTGGAGATAATATTGACTATATAGATATTAGAAACAATTCTATCCTTTCTTATGGTTCTTTCACACGTACTTGGGCAAACGAAACAGATACAGCTAATTTACGTTTAGGTATTCAAGGCGGTACTGTAAAAGTACAAAATAGAACAACTGGTTATAACTTATATTTAACCGAAAAAGGTTTATCTACCATGCTTGCAGGCGCTGGTGATGAAACAGCAGGTACATTAGAATTCCACTCTACAAAATATAATGATACTTCAAGAGGTGTACGACTACATTCCACTTATGGTGCGGTAGCATTAGAAAGTGATTACAGTCGTATTATTTTAAATGCGAACTTAACTGTAAACATTGAAAGTAACTATGGTATTTACTTTAGACCTTATCGTGATAATCGAACTGGAAACAACGAATTTGCTATGTATGTAAAACAAAACGATAGTGGAGCATACACAGACGGTGTTATTAAATACGGTAATGTTTCAAGTGATACGTCACAATATGGTTCAGGAATAAGATTTAGTAAAAGTTCTATTAATAGTACAATCTATGCAACAAACAAAGACGGTGATATTGGGACTGGCCACTTCTTTGCAGATAAATTATATGGAGATTTAACTGCTAAAGGAAGTAATGGTTATATTTTAGTAGACGATGCATTGCGTATAACTAATAAAAAAGGTTACAACAATGGCGATGTGAGATACAAAGACTTGCAATGTTTAGATGTACAAGCGAACTCTATAAGAGTTAATACTGCTAAAGACTTTTATATTGGTGTGTCTACTGGTGAATTGCGAGTGACAAATAACTTACGGTATAACGGTGGAGATACAGGGTATAAAGACATTCGCTTTGCTAACTGGCACGCTATGTCGTCTGAAAAATTCAAGTACGATATAAAAGAGTGGAATTATAGTGTATTAGATGCGTTTAGAAATGACTTGAGATTGTATTCATACAAGTTAAATTCAGAAAAAGAAACAAACTATGCACGTAATCATCATGGTATTATCATCGAACGTGAAATACCTATCGAATGGCGACATGGAGATGGTTTTGATGGAAATGAAGTCATGTTTTGGAATACTAAAGCAATACAAGAATTAATATCTATTTTAGATAAACAAAACAAACAAATGCAAAAATTGGAGGAACAATTAAATGAACAATCAATTACAAGCTAATCCAAGTTATGTTATCGAGGAGTTAGTTACTCAAAATGCTAAACTTTCACAAGAAAATGCAATGTTAAAAGCAGTAATTAGAGAACAATCAGAACAAGAAAATAAAGAAAGAACAAGTGCTGAGGGAGAGTAACCTTTAGCACTCTTTTTATACCAAATTTTAGGAGGAATTTATCATGGCAAATGAAATCGTAAAAAACACAGAAAGTTATATCTTAGTACAAATTAATGAAAAAGGAGAAGAAGCTGTTTTAGATAATGACTTCAGAGGTCAATTCTACCCAACATCTAATATTAATATTGCGACTAAGTTTGATAATTTAGATAAAGTTAAAGCACTTGCTAGTCGTTTAAACAGCTTAAACGAACTAAATTATGAATTTGGTATTATTGCTGAAAAAGTGACAGTCAAACCAGTAAAGTTAACAACTTCACTAGAGTACGTGGAAGAAACAACTGAAACTAACGCAGAATAGAGGTGCAAGAATGGAGGATAATCGAGGATGCGACTATGAAACAAGAATAAAAAGACTTGAAGATAATGACGAAAGGATCTTCGCATCTTTGGAACAAATAAAAGATGGTCAACATAATCAAGAACTAATCAATCAAAAAATGAACTTCACTCTAGATAGTATAAATAGAGAGCGAGAAATCGATAAAGAAAGTAAAAAAGAAAATCGTAAAAACATTAAAGAAATGAAACGTTTAATGTTAGGTATGGTTTTTTCAGTGGCAGGTTCTATTATCTTTGCTGTCATCAGAATGGTATTCGGCATATAAGGAGGCGATTGATATGTTTAAACTATTCGCAAAATCTAGTTTCTGGACTTGTTATTGGTTTGGTCAATGTAAATAAAATTAATTTAAGTCGACACTTATGTGTCGGCTTTTTATTTTGAATAAGGAGTGGGAAGATGAAGAATTTTTTAGGTATTAATTGG